ATAAGTAGGATTAGCTACTGCACTTACATTACTAAAAGTATATACACTTCTTGTAACATCAGTATAAATACTACTGCTTGGATCACTTATATTGCTAAGTGTCACGTCAGCTGGTAGTGATAAGTCTATATAATTACCATCTGTGTTATCATTAAAATGTTGTTCAAGCTCATCAAACGATCTGTTAATATCACTAAATGATGCTAAACCAAAGTTTCCTTTCTTCCAAGTATTAGCCATTTCTACCTTGACCTCTATATTTTTTTACGTAATATTTCTTACTACCTTTAGTTCCAAACTTGGTATTAACACTATTACCTTGTCTAGTTTTCTTTTTGCCATTAGTGTGTCTGGCTACCTGTGGTCTTAAACCTCTCATGCAAATGTTTTTACATTAGTAGGTTTACCACCAACGCCTTGTTTCTTAGCACGTTTTCTTCTAACTGCAGACTCTATTTGTGTCTTTGTCATACGTGCAGCTTTAGCAGCAGGTACACACTTAGGATACCCACGCTTACTATTGCTTGCAGATTTACGACCACATTTATTATAGCCACCATTCTTTTTCTTAGAACTAATGTCTACCCAGTCTTCTTTAAACCATTTCTTTAAACCAGTCTCTGCCATTACTTACCTTTTCTATATCTCCCACCACGTTTCTTGTATGTTCTTACAAGCCATGCATTAGCATAAGCAGAAGGATATACCTTAAACTTTCTTTTAGCTTCTGACTTTACTCTACTATATAAAGCTTTATCTATAGGATGATTCTTAGCCATGCTACTTCTTCTTCTTCTTTTTTAGTATTGCTTTTTGTAAAAATTTAGGTAATGTTTTTTGTTTAGCTGTTAAACCTTTTTTTTTAGCTACCTTTTTCTTACCTACCATTTTCTTTTTTTTCTTAGGTCTTCCAACCTTACTTCCATATGTACCTGGTCCTTTTGGCATCTTATCCTCCTAGCACTTCCATCTTCTACGTGCTTGTCTTAGTCTTGAATTTGGATTTCTTGCTGCTTTTGGAAACTTCTTCATTTGTCCTAAAGATCTAGCACAAAATGACTTACGTCTCTTTGCAGCCTTGCTTCCCTTTTTTACTTTACCAGTAACTGCTGTCTTTAACTTACTACCAGGGTTTAATCTTCTATAAGCTTTTACCCCAGCTTTAGTCATACCAGCACCTTTTTTAGTTGGTCTAAAATTTTTCTTATTTCTTGCTGGCATCTTTGAACGTTTACGTGGCATTACTACTCCTAATAACTACTTTGTTGTACGTGTCTCATACCAGATACTCTACCTCTATTAGCAAACATCTTACCTTCTTTAACACCTTTCTCAAACTTTGTATTAAAATATGGTGCCATGTTTATCATATCTGGTTTAGTTTCGTAACCAAGAGCTATAGCTTTATCAACTAAATATTGATGAAACTGTCCTGGTAATTCACTTTGTTCTGTCATTGCAGAGCTACCACTATCTAATGTATTAAAGTGGTCTGCTTTTTTATGATAAAATAATGTAATAGTAAATGCTGCATCAACAGATGTAAATCTATTCTTCTCACTTCTAAGTGGATCATATAAAGCAATACCTATTGAATCACGTTCAAACCAATAGACATACTGCTTTGTAGTTCTTGTATATACTCTACTATAATTTGGCATTATGTTATATCCCTATATTCTGGTCTACCTATTAATCTTTTAATTTCTTTTACATTACCATCAGCATCTTGCAAATCAACTGACTTAACTTCTAATATTGAATCTTTTAATCCATAAAATCTTTGATCAGCAACTGTATTAAATTGAGTTGCTTCATCTAATATCAAGGTTCTTTGACAAAATTCATCTGATGCTTGATTTAATAAATGAATTATTTCATTAGTACCAAGTTCTGGATGATGTTTTTTTACTTGATCAATCATCTGCTGCAATTTCATCTACTTCTCCTGTTTGTTGTACACCTATATATTGACTTAAAAATGTTAATAAATCTTGCGTTACTTTTACATATTGACTTTCATACCATTGGTATTGTTGTGTATCAGCAGTCAAATCAACTTGATAGTTTTGTAAATAAGTTTGTATTTGTTGCATCATTACCTGTGCTAACTCTACATCTTCATCTGCTATAAAATCCATAGATATATCAAAATATTTATCATAATCTCTCTTATCTGCATCAGTACCAATAGCTCCTGCTGCCATATCTGCTGTTAATTCTGTACCAGATGCAACATTAGGTTTACGTATTTGGTTCATAATATATCTTAATAATTCTCTAGATGCATATAATACTACACCTCTTTCTAATTCATCAGGCAAATTACTAATAGATGTATCTCCTAAAGCAACAGATGTATCTGGAGTTATGTGTTTTACTAAAGCACTTTGTCCATTAGCAGGTGTTGGTATTACTTTTAATGTGTCGTTTTCTATATAATACTTAGGGTCTAGCTTACTAGTATAATAAATACTATTCACATCTGTATAATCACCAGCATTTTCTGGTTTTATTTGAATAGCTTTTCTGTCACGTGAGCCATCATTTCTAGTCACACTTACAATCTGTAATACTGATGCAGTACTCATAGTTGTAGGCGAACTATTTAATGTTGTAGAACTTGTCATTCTATTAGCTACGTCTGATAAAATCATTAAACTTTTTGTAATAAACTTCACACCCTCTACTAAATATAATGTAGCTTGCGATGTGTAATCAGGGCTATCTATATCACCAACTATTGCTTCTATTTCTGTTTTAAAACTCATCTCTCTCCCTTTAAATGGGGGAGTATATTTCAACTCCCCCGTATGTATTAACTAAACTGTAACACAGTGTGTGTTTCAGGAAGTTGAATTTCAAGACCTGCTTCTGTAAGAATCATATCTTTTCTTCCATCAACATCTCTGTTTTGAACATTAGTAATAATTTGTGTATCTCTTGATACACCATTACCAACTAATGGTCTATAAGCTACGTTGTTTAGATCAATCATTATTGCTGTATTTTCATACGGCCCTCTAAATAGAGGTTCCATTACAAGGTTTAAATTACCATATAATGTAGATATTCTAGTTACTAAGTGACCAAATTCACCTTGTACATTTTGAATATCCATACCACTACCAACTTGTGAGTTCAACGCCATAGTGTTACCTAGGAATGAAGAACCACCAAGTTTGTTGAAGTATGACATAACTTTTCTAGATGCTAGAACAAGTTTCTCTCCACTGTTTCCAGATTCTGGTGAGAATACATCTTCCATTGCATCAATAAAAGTATCGTATGAAGCTGAACCATATGAGAAAGTTTTCACTTTACCATAACGTTCAGTGTAAGGTACAATACCGTGTGTTCTACGAACTGGACCAGTTGCTGTTGAGTCATCTGTTCCAATACCGAATAACATAGCATGCTCAAGATCCATCTTATGTTCCATAAGTTTTTCTTGATATACTCTCATGTATTCGTTGTTTACTCCACGATATCTTGTAGCTAAAGCTGTACCAGAGAATAGAGGTACTGAAGTCTTAAAGATTTGACAGTATCCTTCTCTGTTGTAGAACTCATCGCTCCAAGATTCTGGATCGTCAGAACCTTCAGCAAAAGCTGAACCAATTACCTGTCCGTCTCCATCTGCTCTAAAAATAAGTTTAGAAGCTGAAGCTGGTGTAATAGTTCCAGCATTAGTTGCTGTAGCTCCATTAGAACCACTTGGTTTGTATGCTACATAAATAAACTCTAAAGTTAATCTTGCAGCTGCTGCATCTGAAGATAAATCAGGTGCTGCTGTGATTTTATAATATGCTATTGCAGCAGTTTCACTGCCTACTCCAGCATCTGAACCGTTAGCATCGTATTCACATTCGATTGCTACGATTTGATTTGCCAACAAGAAGTTCGGTTGAACTGCTGTTGAAACCTCTCTACCAAATTTGTCATATAAAACATCTACGTCAAATCCAGCACCTGAAGCAAAATTCCAGTTAGCATCACTACCTGAGTGAGCTGATGATGTTTTTGCTACCTGTACTTGGAAGTTACGTCTTTGATATTGATGTCTTTGTTCTAAGAATTTAAATACAGGGTCGTCTGTAGGCACCTTAGATACGTTTGACAAATATGTGAAGAAAGGTGATTGTTGAGGAGCTAACTCAGCTACTCTTTCACCAAAGTTGAAGATTCGTCTATCAACATTGATGGAAGTACCCTGAATTGCTTCTCCTGGTGTCATGCTATATACATTTGCCATCTTAATCTCTCCTTAAATTAATTACCAAATGGATTCTTTTTCTTGTAATTACCAATCATAGAATCCATCATTCTATCTTCCACACTTTTTGATGACTGCACATTAGCACCTGGCTGTACACCTATTGGCGTAGGTATACTTAATTTTTCCTGTCTTTGAGTCATTATGTTAGATTTTAACTGAGCTTCTGGTGTTACTTGTTGTACAACCTGCTGAGGAGCCTGTTGTTCTAAAGTTCCAGTGTTCAATTTATGTAATTTAACTAAATTATCTAAAGACAATGAATCTGGACTACTCATATTATTTATAAACTGATCTGCTTCTTGAGAACTAAATCCATAATCACTTTGCAACTGAGAAGAAACCTGTTGATTTCTAACAGCTACTCTTTGTTCAGCCTCTTGAAGTTGAAGTTGTCTAGTTTGTTTTTCTTCAATATCAGTCATATAGTTTGTTAAGTTTTCCATATACTGTTCCTGTTTTGCCAGATATTTACCTGACGCACTTTCAGGATCAGCCAGTGCCTCAGAATGATCATAATCAGCAGGCTTCGAAGGTTTAACAGGTCTTTCTATTTGAGCTATTTCCTCTCTAGGCTCTTCTGCAGGTGTAGATGTTTGAGCTTTCATTAGCTCTGTAACTTGTGATTTCAATAAATCTACTTCAGCTGCACGTTTATCTGCTTGACTTTGCCAGTATTTATAACTGTCAACATCACTCTTTGGATCTTCTACACTTTGAACATCGGAAGGTTCACTTTCAACGGGTGTCTCTGGTTCTAATTCAGCTTTTGCAACAAACTGATCAGTATTTGGTTGACCAAAAATATCATTAAAAATGTCTTCTTGTGTGGTAGGTTCAGTTGCAGTCTGACTTTCTACCTGTTGTTCTTGCGTATTGTCCATGTTTTTTTCTTCTTGCATATTTTCTCCTTACTCTAACTCTCCATCTCCTCAGGTAGTATATCGAAAACATTTTCTTCTTCCATGTTATCTACTTCCTCAGGTGCAACGGAGTTTATCAGATTTGATTTTGCATCGTTAAGTCTAGCTTTATATAAGCTAGCTGCCATATCAGCACGATTAGATATTTTATCTAAGTCCCCACTGAATTTTTCTACTTCTAAACGTTTCTTAGCATGTACTTCTTCACGTTCAGCAGTTTGAAGATCTCCACGAGTCTTCTTTAATTCTTCTTGTAACATCTGTATTTGTTGTGCCATTTGTTGCATTTGTCCAGAACGTTGCATTACTCCTTCTATATCT